TTAGGCATTATATTATAATCTTATATTATAATCTTTAAATTATCTTAAAATAAAAAATTTTAATTTTAAGATTTAAATTATCGCATCTTAAAATTCCCAGAAAATATTGAAAAAATTATGCTCACAAATTTTTCAATAAAAAAAACGAAATTTAGAGCATTATGGTCACAACACGATTTTTCAAGGGTCTTTCGGTCATTGGAATAGGCCCCTCCCAAAATTGGACATTTTTTTATGTCCATTTTTTAAAAGCGAAAAATACTTTTGAAAAGAAAAAAGTGGTTTTTTTGAGGGAGACTGAAAAAGCAATAATTTCTAGGTTTGCGATGTTTATTGGCAGCATATTGGAGTGTTTAATATGAAGCTTCGCTCAAAATTAGACACAGAATGGCACCGGCCCTACTTCTTGGATCCAAATGCGCTTGTAATAGGAACGTTCCCTTGCTTTTGGTTATTGGTCTCTCTCAAGAATTCATCAAATAACAGGGTTTTCACTTCAGCATTCTTCAATTTCTCCAATTTATCTTCAAATTTGTCTTCCGGAGTAACCTTTTTGAGTTCTTGGATTTCACGTTTGAACTTTGCAATTTTTCTATTACCAACTATACCATTCATTGCCCACATTTTCTCCAATACTAAGGCAAAGACTTGCTGCACTGGTTTCATAATCTGATTCGTAATATAGTGCGAATAGTCTATCTTCAAATTGGCTTGTTTAATATAGGTCGGCGTTTCTATTTTATCGCCTTGAAGTGCCTTCTTATTCGGATTATGAATGTATACAAACGGAATTCGGTCGCCTGAGCTCGGCTTATTTCCTGGGTCTCTTGCTGTAATCCTATCCGCCAAAACCTTGTGAGAAATCTGCTGCGGATTTTTATAGCCTGATCTGAGCGATTTTGTGATGATAAGTTTATCAATGGGATATGCTTCATTGACAATATTGCGCAAACAAGTGCGCAAGAATTCCTTTGCCTTCTTAATATCTTGCTCTTTCATCAAGATGTCAATAATCCCGCCATAAACGTCTTTCACTATTGGTGCATTATCACGACGCTTCAAGACGATTCCCATTTCTTTGCGCTTACATTTATCCGGATCATCTTCATAGAGCATTCCAACATAGCGTTTTTTAGATAAGAGACAGAAGGGCATAAATGTCTTCTCATATTCCAAATCGTGAGGGTTTTTCAAGAACTGAGATGCTAAATGGCCAGCTTCTTTCGCGAGCTCAATTGTGATTTCAAGCGCCTTCTTGCCCTTAATCGGTTCGCCTTCTAGGGTTTGCAAATTGAATGTAAAGAATACCGAGTCCGTGTCACCATATATGTACTCAGCTTTCGTCAATACAGGCCCATATTTGGTTGTATCACATACTGCGTCTCCATAAGTCTCTTCAATAATTCGCTTGGCATATGTCAACAATTTGCGACCAGTTGCTGTTGTAGATGCAGCAATATCTTTTTCATAAAATGTGCTCGTCCTTGCACCACACTGTCCATACAAGGAATTCGCAGTTACCTTGTATCCGAGCTGACGCTTATCAAGCACATTCTTCATAAACTCATCGGTTTGTTGGGGGATCAATTTCCTGGTGGTCTTACGAGCCAACAAGAGCTCCTCCAAAATGGACGGCATAATTGCTCGGCTGCCTTCAGGGAATTGTGCGAAGCGGCAGATCTTGTACCCACTTTTGATCTTTTCAGCAGCCGACGTGGCAGATTTTCTCACATATTTGAAGGTGTCATAGCAAATATCCACATATTCATAACCAGGCAAATTATCGTAGATGAATACTTCGCCTGTGTCATCGGTTTCGCCAGTAATAGTCAACAGCTCATTGTTCAAGTTGTATTCTTTTGTCCACACCTTACTATCGTGTGACAAATTCTCCGACATCATTGAACTGGGGTAAAGCGACGCATAATCCACACACGCCACTGGATTATCAAGATACAAGTCGCACTTCGGATCTAATACAATGGCGCCTTCATATCCGTCATCGGAATCCAGTTTCTCCAATACAGGCATCAATGTTCCCTTTTCCCTGCATTTCTTCGCTACATAACTGGTCAGCTTGATGCCTTGGCCACGCAACACTAAGAAACTGATCGGGACGGAACAAATGGACGCCATTTCTATGAAACCAGTCAATACATCCACTTTGTTCATCAAATAATGCACGAGGTTACAATCCTGAATACAGTATTTCGCAATGATTGCACGTTCATCGTCAGTTCCATTGGTGAGTTTAAAGATGTCCTTAGGTGTTACATCATCCTTCGCCAAACACCACCGCACTTTCTTGGAAAAGTCTGGCTTCAAATTGGCATTCACAACAAATTTGCATCCAGTTTTGTCCACGCTCACTACTTGAAATTTTGCGCCATCTTCATAATAATCTGTGCTATGACCAATTTCTTCTAGATGTATGTAGCTGCCTTCTAAGAGTCCTGTCATATTTCCGGTCTTGATTGTAGACTGACCCAAACTGGCATCATAATCAAGCGTCTTCACATAGTCGCCAATAAAATGACCAGCCACATAATCCAATTTATAAGAGGTCAAATTCTCTTCACGACGGAAGAAGTTGTACAGATCCACTTGAATGCGACCATTCATTTTGATATATTTGAGATCGTGTTGGCCACTTGCAATCTGGATACTGGTTTCTTCCAATTTGTAACGCTGTGTATCACGGTCCATATTCGCACAAATTTCCCCCTTGTTTCTAGACAACTTCAAGAATTCTTGGACACAATTATTTTCTTCGGCACGGCGAAACATAAACTCGTAATCAAAACCAAATATGTTGTAACCAATAATAATATCGGGATTCTCACGTTGAATCAGATCAGCCCAAGCAGTCAAGACTTGTTCTTCTTTTGTGTATGATTCCAGTTGTGAGTTTTCAGTAGATGACAGAGGTGAACAAGTATTGAGGGCAATACAGTGGTTCAAATAAGGGTCCTTGTCACCATATTTCAAGAAAGTGGAACCGATGAATGTCACTTTATCACCTTCCAGTCTAGGGAAGATTTTACACAAAGATATATTTATCTCATTGAGCTTCGTGTCGCGGTCGTATTTTTTGTCACACAATATGTCCACTACTGTGCCTTCAATTTGCTGTTTGGACTTTTTCTTAGGTTTGTATCCATAATAGGCAGTGCCTTCTTGACCACCTTCCAAAGGATCAGTGTCTTGCTCCAAGTTCATAGACTCAAACATATCTTCAATGTTCATTTGACCATCCAGATCGTCACCCTCTTTTTTCATACTTCGCACAAGAGTTGTAAGCCAAAGCTCGGTCTTGTCTTTCACTTCTTGCTCACCAGATGGCGCCTTTTTCGGATACACCAAATCTACAAAATCCAAGGTCTTCTTGAATCCGAATGCGCATAGCAAAATCTCGCGCAACTTATCCCTACATAGGTCGGGCGTAAGATTATCTGCAAATTTTTCAAAGTGTTCCACAATATTGGTCGCCAGTTTTTTATAGGACTTGACCGGAATGGGGAAATCGCCGTGACTACTACTAGCCTCAATATCAAAACTACAGATCTTGTAGGGGACCCTTTGTTCCATTTCATTGAGCGCCATTATGCTTTTGTAATCAATTGCAAACTCATAAGTGCAACTGGTTTTCTTGTCCATTTTGAATTCTATGGTCTTCTTCTTTGGTAGGGCGATCCAGCCAGAGGGGCTAATGTTTTTAATATGAAAGAATCGGAGGAGTGGTGGAATATTGGCCTCATACAAATAAGTTTGAGTGTCTCCGAAAATGAGACCATTCTCAAGGAGCTTTCTGTCCTTACCATACCACAGATTCTTGGCTTTGTTGAAGACCTGATTGTTTTCAAAACTTATGAATACGAATTTGTGCTCTTTGCCACCGTCAAATCCGTAGAGTTTCTTCTTCTTGATGAGTTTGCATTCGCAAATGGAGTCTTGATAATATTTGCCGATCTTTTTCTTGAGGAAAGATAAGAAGGCAGATTTTGTTCCTTGAACCCAAGATTCGTCTACTTTTACATAGAAGAATGGCTTGAAATTTTCTGCCAAGATGGAGCAACTTTCGCCTTTCTCATTGATACCGAACATTTGAATGACAAACTTGGCATCGTCCTTCCTTTCTTTCCCGAAACCTTCCTCGTCGGAACTGGCCTCTTGGTCCTTCTGATTATATACGTTAAAGTCAAAGATTCTAAAAGCTGATTCCATTTGGTTTGATGTACTGGTTATAATATTGAGTTATTTCTAATTCAATTTTTTCAATGTTTACAAATTTCTATAATTGAAATTGCGTTTTATAAATTATTAAATGATTTAAATATTTGACAGGATAATATATAATATATTATCTTGACAAATGTGCATTCAAAAAGGTTGTAAGATTAAACCGTGTTATAATGTAGAAGGACAAACAAAAGCAATTTATTGTGCATCACATAAATTAGAAAATATGGTGAATGTGAAAGACAAAACTTGTATTTATGAAGGATGCAAAAAACAACCAACTTATAATCTAGAAGGACAAACAAAAGCGATCTATTGTGCATCACATAAATTAGAAAATATGATGGATGTAAAAAACAAAACTTGTATTTATGAAGGATGTAAAAAACAACCAAATTATAATCTAGAAGGACAAACAAAAGCGATCTATTGTGCATCACATAAATTGAATGGAATGGTTGATGTAATAAATAAAACTTGTATTATTGAAGGATGTAAAACTAGACCAACTTATAATCTAGAAGGACAAACAAAAGCGATCTATTGTGCATCACATAAATTAGAAAATATGATGGATGTGAAAAGCAAAACTTGTATTATTGAAGGCTGTAAAAAACAACCAACTTATAATCTAGAAGGACAAACAAAAGCGATCTATTGTGCATCACATAAATTAGAAAATATGGTGAATGTGACAAATAAAACTTGTGTTATTGAAGGCTGTAAGATTAGACCAACTTATAATCTAGAAGGACAAACAAAAGCGATCTATTGTGCATCACATAAATTGAATGGAATGGTTGATGTAATAAGTAAAACTTGTATTTATGAAGGATGTAAAAAACAACCAACTTATAATCTAGAAGGACAAACAAAAGCGATCTATTGTGCATCACATAAATTAGAAAATATGATGGATGTGAAAAGCAAAACTTGTATTATTGAAGGATGTAAAACTAGACCAACTTATAATCTAGAAGGACAAACAAAAGGAATTTATTGTCTAGCACATAAATTAGAAAATATGGTAGATGTGAAACACAAAACTTGTATTATTGAAGGCTGTAAGATTAGACCAAATTATAATCTAGAAGGACAAACAAAAGGAATTTATTGTCTAGCACATAAATTAGAAAATATGGTAGATGTGAAACACAAAACTTGTAAAAGCAGTTGGTGTTTTACTCGCGTTGAAGAAAAATACGATGGATATTGCCTTTATTGTTTTATGAATTTGTTTCCAGACAAGCCTGTTTCACGTAATTATAAAACCAAAGAATATTCAGTAGTTGAATTTGTCAAAAACAAGTTTACAGATCTATCTTGGGTTGCAGATAAAATAATAGTTGGTGGATGTTCAAAAAGAAGACCAGATTTATTATTGGACTTAGGTTATCAAATAATTATCATTGAAATAGATGAAAACCAGCATATTGATTATGACTGCAGTTGTGAGAATAAACGGATAATGGAGTTATCACAAGATTTAGGACATAGATCTATTGTTTTCATACGTTTCAATCCAGATGATTATAAAAAAGGCGTAAAAAATATATCTTCGTGTTGGGGTCTAGATAAAAAAGGGATTTGTCTTGTAAAGAAATCAAAAAAGAATGAATGGACTCAGCGTTTACAAGCATTAGGAGAACAAATAAAATACTGGATAAATCCAGATAATAAAACAAACAAAACAATTGAAGTAATCCAATTGTTTTATGACGTTTAATTCAGAAATATAATATTAACAACTTACTATCTTTTATATTTTGCTCATCTTTTTTTAAAAGTTGACTTTTTTGATTTTCTCGTCTTTTTAGATTTTTTTCCAACCTTTTTTGACTTTTTAGATTTTTTCCCAAATGCAATAGGAGATAACTTATCTTTTGCCCACATAGATTTTTTTGCTGCACTAGTTCTTCCAATACAAATTGCGATTTTTTCAAAAGGCGTTTTACTTGTTAAATATTCACTAACTGTAATAGAAGTATCATACCCATTATACATTAATCTTGATTTCGGATTGAATTGGGACGGATCATATATCATATAAGCACCAGGATCATCAGGATCATCTGGATTATCAGGATCTTCAACCATTTCTGTTTTTATTAATAATAATGCGTGAGAATCAAGAGTAACTCCTACATCTTTTAGTTTTTTTATAGCATCAGCATTATATTTTGCAAAAATAATAGTAGCGTGACCTGGATCCATTTTCTCCAATAGAGTTTCAATATCTTCCCGAATTGTTTTTTTTTCAAGTTTCCCTTCAAAATAAGGATCTAATTTTACAATCGTTGTAATGTTGCCTAATCCTTTTTTCTCTAGCCTACGTTGACATATTGTTGCATCCAAAGATTCATCATCAATAATTCCTAATGCTCTTATAGCCCATCCAACGCATGCTTGTTCTTTTCCGGTAAAATATGTATCACCACTTTTTGCATATTTATTATGTAATAAAGTAACGCGTTTATCAATGTCGTGTAATATACCATGATCTGAAGTGCTTCCGACTTGTGCAATATAGTTATCATTACATTTGAAAAAACTATAAGACGGTGCATCTGACCTTATTATTCGTCTAAATTTTGGTTGTGGTTTTTCTAATTTTTCTGATATTTTTTTAGGTTCTGGTGGGACTTCTTTTAACATATATTATTAATATATAATATTTGTTAAACTAACTTTTTCTTAAGATTTACCATATTGTTTTGATGAACTTTATTTGCGTCCATACTTGCAATATTGTTTTTGAGAGAAACCCTTAGGTCTTTTGCAGTTAATACTCTTCTTGTATTTTCTGGACCACTTTCCGCCTTTTCTACTTTTTGAAAAAGTAGAGCCAAATTTCTTCCCACTTTTTCTAGTGCGGCGGCCACCCATTAGACTTTTGCCACCCATTAGACTTTTGCCACCCATTAGTCTTGATCCCCCACTCTTTTCATCAATCCATTTTTTGAAGGATTCCATACTACGATCCCCTTCATATTCTTTCACACTAGTTCCAGAAATAACCTTAAAATTAGGGAACCCTGTTGGAGCGGGTCCAGTTAGTTCAAGCAATTCTTTGCGCATTTTAAGCACTTCTTCTTTTTGTTTTTCTTTTTCTTTGCGTTTTTTCTCATCTTTTTCATCAATATGATCTAGTTGAAGCATATTTATAACTCCAGTTTCATCCAACAGTTCCTGGTTTAACATTGCAATTGTTACACCATCTTTTTTGATAACAGATAATTCTTTCCAAGCTGGCTTGGCATTATCACAATGTCCACATCCTATCATAAAGGTAAATAAAAACAGCTTTTGTCCCGAGTGAAGATTTTCAAGAATACCTTTCATTTTTTCAATGGTTATTTTAGGACTATCAATTTGTAGATTAGTATATTTATTTACTTCACCAATAGTCACAAAGTTGGCATTTTGGGGAGATGATGAACTATGGGAACTATTAGATTTATGTGAACTAGATTTTGACATTATAAAATAAATATAGAAAATAAAACAAACTCATATTTTTCATATTTATTACAATTTTATATTAGTCTAATATATATGAAATTTATAATTATTTTAATTTTAGTGACATTTTTATCGGGGCTTTATTTTTGTATGACAAATACTTCAGCTAAAGCAATAGAAGCTCTTACGAATAATAATAACGGAAAGCCTAGATGCCCCAATATTCTCCTACAAAAGAACGCCAAGTTTTATTTATATAATTCTGACGTTGCCATTGTTCCAGGTGTAAACCCAATTGAATTTGATAATTTAGAAGATTATACTGAGTTTATAGAATGGCAACGCGCCAAGGGTATTCGTTGTCCTGTGTTATATTTACAGAACACTATTGATGCACAAGGTGAAGAAGTATACAAGATCCGACCAAGTGTAAGTGAACCACAAGGTGGTCTTCCACCAACATTTACCACTGCTCCCACTGCACCAAATCCAACCCTACTCGTAGATGCCACACGCAACGATCACCCTTGGAACACAAACTCAGTCCCTGCTTATGATACCACAGATTATTATCAAGGATCTACAACCCCTCTTGACACAATGCCAAATGAAACTGAGGAAAATATGCTTTATAGTCCCAATCCAATGGATGATAACTGGGGTGGACAAAAATATACACAATCGCTAGTAGATAATGGGTACTATGCTGGTAATGAAGTACAAATTGCTGTTGCTTAAAGCGTTAGCAACTGTTAAAGAATTAGCAACTGTTAAAGCGTTAGCAACTGTTAAAGCGTTAGCAACTGTTAAAGAATTAGCAACTGTTAAAGAATTAGCAACTGTTAAAGAATTAGCAACTTAATAAAAATATGAGATCATAATACAACTTCATATTTTTAACAAATTATTACTCTTATTGGCTGTCCAAATAAGTCATTATTCCATTTAATGTGCCTCTTGCATCACTCATTGCCTTCAATGCTCCAAAGATAACCATATTTGGGTTCGGCTTACCAGGTTCAGATTCTTGATTTGGTTTAATTTGTAATGCCGTTTGCAACATATTTAATTTCATATAATCGTCTAAATTCAACAAAATATTCTCATATTCTGATCGGTATTTAGTTATTAATAATTTGTCTTGTAGTCCGGCAATTCGTGCCTTCAAAAGCTTATTAAATTCTGCTGCTTTTGCTGCTTCACCCCCGTTAGAAGCTCCTTCTGCAGTAGCAGTTTCCTCACCCATATTTGCAGCACCTTCTAACACCTTTGCTTGAAGTTTAAATAATTTGGCCCCGTAAAACACTAAAACTCCTGCAATTACACAAATCCCAATAAATTTTAAAATATCTTCATTTACGTTATGAGCCATTTATTATATATTATTTATGATACAAAAATTTCATAATATTTTCTAATATAGTTTTGCTAATTTTACGGGTTTGACCCTTCTCATTTGTATAAGACAAATCTTTCAAAATTCCTGGATCCAATTTCAGCTGGATAATCAGGTTGTCAATTGTTCCGAATTTTTTCATTATTACTAGTGCACTAGTGGAACTGATTCCAGGGATTTGACAAAGCATAATTTCCCCAATATTTTCAGGGGTAATATTGTCTTTCTTCACTTTTTTCACTACATTGCAATAGTCCTTTTCCGATTCGCCAGTTCCTTCGCATTTGCCTTCACCTTGACTTTCACCTTCACATTCGCCTTCGCCTCCTCCCACAGTTTCTGGAATCTTATTAGCATAATAACCAAATTTGTTATCTTTTTCAGATTTCTGAATTTTACAGGCCATATTACAGATCATAATACTGGATTCATCCAAGTTAAAAGACCTTAAAACAGAAAAACCTTTAAAATAATTGAGAGAAACAATGGTAGAATATAGCGTTGTTTTTTCAATCTTGTTCTTGAACAAATTGGATTGGTATTGATTCATTTTATGAATATCGCCTTCAATCAAATAAATAATATTATGATTATGAATATGGGATCCATTTAGCCGATAAGATTGTTCTTTGTACCGGCCATCCTTAATGCTTGCCGCTAAATCAGATAGGCTTTTTCTCTCAATGATCACTTTTTCTTCAAATCCACATATTTCACCATTAGCATTCACTTTGTTATTTCCAATAATGGCGTCACCTAGAGGCAGCGCTTCCACGATCAGTTCAATATCTTTATAGTTGGGAATAATATCAATGTAATGTTTACATAACTTGATGAGTTCTTGTTCCCTATTGTCTACTTTAATAATCATAATAATTTAATAACTAAGAAGTTATTAAATTATTTTCGTCTTATATATTTATTTTTGTCTTCTTTTTGTTTCTTTCTTTTTTGAATTCCTTTTTGCATTCTTTTTTACATAAGACCTCCGCGCCTGTAAACCTGGTATCTTGTACCTTGTGTAGGGCTGCGAGTAGTTAGCAGTAAGAATGCTGCTAAAGGAGGGGTTGACTGAGGGGCTCTAACTAAATAGTTACCCATATTTCCACGGCTCCAAGTGGTACCAAAGGTGACAATGCCAGCCTTCTTAACACCACCGCAAGAACCTCCTGATAAGCATCCACGATTAGTAATAGAGTCAGCGTTTCTAGCGGATTTAGATCCAGACATATAGTTCATTCCTGTCATTTATATATATCCTTAATATTATTTTCTTTTTGAAGGATAATAAAAGAATAAGAGAAGAGAATAAGAAAAGAGAAAAGAAAAGAGATAAGAGAAAATAATATAAATAATAAATTAAAGATATAAAAACATATTGACAATATATATATACAATGGAACAGCCAGATAAAGAACTATTACACGATGATGATATTTTACGATCAGAAGATGGATTAGTTTTCAATCCATACAATTCCTTAAATGTGGAGATTACATTGAATGATGTTCAATCTATTCTCACTAAATATGGCGTCCCAGGTATTGTAAATAACTTGGACTTATATAAACGTGCATTTGTTCATCGTTCTTATATTAAACGTCCGTTTTCTGAGAATGCCATTCAAAACATTACTATTGTTGAAAGACCCAATGACTGCTTACCATTAAAAACGAAATCCAATGAACGTCTTGAATTTTTAGGGGACGGTGTATTAGAACTGGTTACTAAATATTATTTGTACCGCAGATTTCCTAAAGAAAACGAGGGGTTTATGACAGAAAAAAAAATAGCCATTGTTAAAAATGAGGCAATCGGTAAAATCGCGCTTGAAATGCGTTTGAACAAATGGTTGATATTATCAAAACACGCAGAGGAGAAGAAAATTCGCAATAATTTGAAGAAGCTGGGGTGTCTTTTTGAGTCATTTTTAGGAGCGCTTTTCCTGGATTTCAATAAGGTCTCTGTTAAAGATGAGGAAGGATGGTTTACAAATGTATTTGTGACAGGACCCGGTTTTCAAATGGCTCAGAAATTTGTAGAGGCGATCTTTGAGAAACATATTGATTGGATTGCGCTCATTCAAAATGACGATAATTATAAGAACATTTTACAGGTAAAGATACAGAAGGAGTTCAAGGTAACTCCACATTATTTAGAGATGGAACACGATGTTGATAATGGATATAAAATGGGGGTTTACTTGTGTGTTGGACAACCAATTTATAATGTTCATTATAGTGATGCAATTCACATTCAAGTTCTTAAGAATTTTGTAGCAGTCAATGAACATATTAATGCAAATGGTGGTAAAATATTTTTGTTTTTGGGGCAAGGCCAACATAAAATCAAGCGAAAGGCGGAACAGATGGCTTGTAATGAAGCATTGGGAAACATTGGTATTTGAAGTCCGCATTGAGAACTAGATTTGGATGAATTAGATAGATGAATATTTATTTGAAGACAATTACTACAAATAAATATATTGAAATACTATAAGGAATGAGTAACAAACCTTTAGAATCTTTATTATCAAAGATGCGTCCTAAACCAGATATTTCGGAACAAATGATAAAGGAGGTAAGGGTAATAAATGTGCCTGTTGCAGAAAAAGCAAAAGAAGAAGTTGC